GCCTCAACCAAGTCTGGAGCATACAAGCAGCCACGTCCCATCTGTTGGTATAAGCGCGTAGCTTTCCCAAACTTACTAAGCTCATTCTTAACAGCGGCTTTCATCCGATCCATCAAAATATTATCAGAATCGTGATATCGAACCCCCTTAAAATAAGCTTGCCGCAACTTGCGCTTCAAATGAGGTAAATTACTAATGGCTTGTCGCGTAAAGGCACTGTGGTACACATCCAACCATGTCGCCATGATCTTATAATACACCCACTGCGACCCTCCACGTACACCATCAAGAATACGTCCCACTTGATACCGCTGGCAACCTAATGCCAACTTGTGCGCTTTAGCTGCGATGAAACGACTGCATGCCGAATTATCAGTTCTTGGATAAGCCTGAGGATGATTCACATTAATCCTTGGATCTCGCTGAGTCATCAACTTCCAACACTTCACGTGGTCACTAAAGTCTTTGCCTGTCCACCATGTTCTATTACTCGTGGAACTACGCTCGTAGTCACCCCGAACATGAAAATGTCCAATATCAGGATGCACAGCAAACCTGTCTAAAACACCTTCATGAGCCATGATATTCAAACCCAAACTCTTGGCGTTACCACGCAATTTCAGCTCATTCTCCAATGATTCTTTACAACCCAACACCCGTTTACACCCGTGGTTAACTCCACCAGCATCATTCGCATAAAAATGGCCAACGGGTTGATTCAAACCGTGAAAACCAGTAATACGAGTGGAATACTGTTCGCGAAGTTTACCTTCCGCAATTGGAAAGACGACACGCCCATCTTGATCCATATGCTGAGAACCCTCTATCACCGTAAAATCGTCTCGAACGGGGTACGTGGGTAGATCCTTAAGTCTTTTGTGATTTATATGCACAAACCCAAATTTTTGGGTTGAGCAATGCTGCAACTGAGTATCAAAAGGCAAATCACCTCGGCCAACAGCACCTCCATACTTAGTCAACATCATATTTGCCTCAGTATTAAAATGCAAAACCTCTGCTCTCGCCAATTGTGCTCGTCTATGAGCAACAGTATCACTAATCAACCATTCGGGAATTAACAAACTAGAGACCCTGTCTACACTACATTCAGTCGCCCTGCTATGTAGTTTGTCAATACCAGTGTTGGGTAATTTCTTCATCCTGTCATATAAAGGCAGAAGAACAAAGTGCGTGGCCGGTGGATAAACCACAACCTGAGTGGGATCCATCCGGCCTTGCTCATCAAGCGCGTTTCTTCTGTATCCATCCACTTGATAAATACCAACCAAGGGTATAATAGGTTGCCAACGATTTGTATCATCATCGTCAACCCACTGTCCCTTCGATTCACGTATTTGGTTCACGCGAACGTAACCATCACCAACACTGTGGCAATTGGCCTGGTAATTTCTCACATGAGCAAACTCACCAGAAATACAGGTATACGTCGTCCCGTCATAATAAAAGGGCTTTTCCCCCCTGTCCTCAAACGCCTTAAGCAACGCTTCTCCACCCACATAATCTTTCCAGTCCACCTGCTTGAGTATAACTCGCCTGTGAACCTTCTCGTTCGAGGAAGTTGCGTTGCTAATAACGTTGGGGGGGGGTCCATGTGAAGGGGGGTCACTACCAGCTATCACATCAACGACAGGCTGGTTATTCTTATTCGCACCTGGATTCGACCCATGGACCCGCTTATTTTTAGCTCTCTTCTGACGTCTTTTG